GCCACCCCCCCCCCCCCCCCGCGCCCCAATTTCGTGGCGGAATCACTCCTAGAAACATGGTGGATCAATGGGTTTATCGTGGATACCTTGGCGTCTGGAAGGCTCTCCATAGAAGTGTGTTAGGGAAGGAGAAAGGGGGGGGCTGTGTATTTACTGGAGAAGAATGGCGGCGCGAAGCCGCTAGAGGTGAGCCGGGAAAGGAAAGAAAGGCTCAAGGAATATCTCGCGGAGGAGATCGAGGATGGGTTTTCGAGTCGGGCGACGCAAGAGGCGCTGTGGGTAGAGTGCTTGAAACTCTATGAGGCGATTCCAGAAGTCGCTGTCCGGCAGACGCCGCTGGAGGGGTATCGGAATTTGGAAGTGCCGTTGATCGCGATTTCCGCCGATGCGATTTACGCGCAAGCGGTGGATTTGATCTTCACGGTCTCACCGATGGTGACGGTGCAAGCGGTGGAGCAGCGGTATATCGAGGGAGCCAAAGGATTGCAACGGTACGTGAATTGGGGTGTGAGTGGGCTGTTTGGGACGAGGAACGCGGCGGAGCACGCGATTCTGGATGATGTGCAGCTTGGTTCTGGCTTCTATTACTGCCCGTGGGTGGAGAAACGGAAGAAGACGAAAACCGACCAGTTGCTTATTGGGGGGCCGAGGATTTTTAGTGTCCCCCCGGAGGATTTTTTGGTGCCGGGTGGCGCGACGGATGACTTGCAGACCCTTCCGTGGGTGGCGATGCGGAATTGGTTTGGTCCGGGGGAGTTTGGGAGGAGAGCCATCGCGCGGGAGTGGGATACCGAGGGGGTGATGCCCGCGGGCGGGGTGGATTGGGTGCGGAGTCGGAGAGAGGTGTTGGGGAGGACCAGCAGCGGAGGGACCGGGAGGAGCCTCTTTGAGATTTTGGATGTGTATTGCCTCTTTGATATTGACGGGGATGGGATCGAGGAAGACCTGCGAATTACCTATGACCGGACCACACAGAAGGTGATGCAGGTGAAGTATAACCCATTTGACACCCGGCCTTTCTCCGCCATGCGCTATCAGTTGCGGGGGCATCTGTTCTATGGGATGGGGGTCGCGGAGATGCTCAGGACGCTGCAGCATGAGGATAGCGAGATTCACAACCATCGGATTATCAACATGATGCTGGCGAATACCCGGATGTTCGCCAGCCGGAGTGGGAGTTTGCCCAGCACCATCGCCATTTGGCCGGGGAGGAATCTCTCCGTGAGTGACCCGAATGACATTAAAGAGTTAAAACTCAGTGAAGTGTATCCCTCGTCGAACGCGGCGGAGGCGAGCGCGGTGTTGCTGGCGGAGAGCCGGACAGGGATGAATGCGTTGTCCATGCCGAAGTCGTCTCAGGTATTGGGGAACCGAACGCCGGGAATCACGATGATGTCCCTGATGCAGAAGCAGAATCAGCGGTTTACCCCGGCGTTCGATGGGATGCGACTCGCCACGGCGGAAGCGGTGAGGCAATGTCTCTATCGGACGCAGGAGAGGCTGTTGGCGCGGGATAGGAAAACCGAGCGGATGTTGGTGAGTGTGGCGGGGGCTGAGGCGGCGGCCATGATTGATTTGTTGACGCGGCAAGATTTCGATGAGGCGGTGCAAGTGGAGTTGACGGCCTCTTCCGCGCAACAGAATCGGGAAGTGGAGCGGCAGAACCAGTTGTTACTCGTGAATTTGATGAGTCAATACTATAAAGGGACACTAGAAATGTCCATTATCATGACGAACCCGCAAACCCCGCCGGCGGTGAAAGAGGTGGCGGAGAAGATTGTGAAAGCCGCCACCGAGGTCATGGAAAGAACCCTAAGAACATTTGATAGTGTACGGGACCCTGAGACCTTACTGGTGGAGATGAGTACAGCGGTGGAGGGGATGATTCCAGGAGTGGGGGCTGGGCAGCCGGAGACAGCCGGACTTGCGCGGTTATTCGCGCAGTTGGGTGGGATGAGCGGCGGGGAGGCGAATGGTCTGCCACCGGCGGCATTCGGGAGCGCGTAACAAGAGAGAGTCACAAGAGGAGGAATAGACTATGGCAGAAATGACTGACGGCATGGGCACGGTGGCAGGGGAGCCGGAAGTAGTTATCCCCAAGGAACCGGACCCCAAGGATAAAGAGATTTCCGACATGAAAATGTCGCTACATCAGTTGTCGAGTCAATTGGATGCGGTGACGAACATGCTGGCGATGGTGTCGAAGCAGAATGGGAATGGGGTGGTGGCTCCTGCGGCGATTCAAGAGGTGACTGATGAAGAACTTGAGCAAGCTCTTGCGTCGGGGATGGGGGCGGGGCAGACCGTGAAGAAGCTGATGGCGGCGATGGAAGAGCGGCTCCTACGGACCCATATCAATCCGTTGCGGGATCAAGGGATGGGCGCTATCGCCGGGTTAACCGCGCAAGCAGCGCAGGGAGAGATGCCCCATTACAAGCGATACAAGAAAGAGATTGATGAGTATGTGGGGCACTTGCAGCCGGAACTGAGGCTTAATCCACAGGCATATATCCTGGCGCATAATGCCGTGGTGGGTGGTCACATGGAAGAGTTGATGCAGGAGGATCGGGCGGTGAGGGCGCGACAAGCGGCGCAAGGCGGGGATTCCTCGCCGGGAGTGAGTGGGGTGCGGAAGACGGAGAAGGGGGAGAAGGTGCCAAGCGCGGTGGATTTGGGTGGAGAAGAAGCGTCATCGGCGTTGCAGATGATCGGGCAAGATGAAGATGGGTTCGCGAAGAAGTTGGGATACAAGAATTGGGCGGCCTACATGAAAGAAACTGAGCAGTATGCTTAGGGATTAGGACAACAACCAGGAGGAGAAGGGGTATGGAAGAGCAGAAGAAGGTGGGAGAGGGATTACCAGCGGCGGGGGATGGGAGACGGGAGGAGTTGAAGAAAAGAACGGATTCACTCGCGGAAGAGGCTGAGAAAAGGGGAGAGGATGGAGGGCGGATTGAACCGAAAGCGCTCAAGATCGACAACGAGATCGCAAGCCAATACAACGAGTTGCAGGTGTCGAACGCGCAAACGGGATGGTGCTATCGGTGGGTGTACACCGGGGGGGCTGGGCAGACGGTGATGCGGGCGCGGGTGGATGGATGGAAGGTGGTCCAGGGAGAAGACCCGGAGGCGAAAGAGCTTATCGCGGTGGATACCACAAGGAAGCTGGGGGATGTGGTCTTGATGAAGATTCCTGATAAGGAATACGAGATGCTTCAAGCGAGGGATCGGCGAATCCGGGCGGTGCAGCAAGGCAGTGTGACCCAAGAGATCGTGGAGATGGGGAAGAAGTACGGGGGTCGGATTCAGGTGCAGACGAACCTGGACTCGAAGGCGATGCAAAGGCTTGCGATGAGGTCAGCGGCGGCGCAGGTGGCCGGGAATAAGTTTGCCGAGATGCTCAGGAAAGGGACTGTACCAGGGATGGAATTGGAGTAGGGTGGGTGACGGGTGGTGTGAATTTTGCTAGCAAGTAACAAGAGGAGAGGGAATTATGCCGAAACCAACAGCAAAACAGTCGATTATGCTGGCACGGACGATGGGGTTGCCTGGAGCGCCCATGATTGCTGGGATTGAAGGAGCGGCGCAAACGTGGAAGAAAGGCTCCCCATTGAAAAATACCGCTGGAAGTCTTGTCGCGGTAGTGGAAACTGATGTGACCTTGATTGTTGGGATCGTGGCGGCGGATGCGAGTGGGGTAACGGGGAAACCGGTGTTGGTGTATCCCGCATTGCCGGGGATGATTTTTCAGGCGGAACTGTCTGACCTCACTGATGGGCTTTACACCTCGTTGGTTGGGGATTTGTGGAATGACTTTGGGTTGAATATCACTGGGGATGGGAAGTGGTTTATTGATGCGGATGAAGCCGCTGTAGAACAGGCGGTGACAATCATTGGGTTTAAGGACCCGGTCGGCACGAATAATGCGATCGCGTATTTCGTGTTCAGGAGTGCGGTTACCATTTTCGCGTAACAGATCGCTCGCCGTGGCGATGGGACTGTGAGAGGGAGGTAAGAGTATGGCACTGACAAGAGGGGGATTTGGACCACTGCTGATTAGGGACTTGCGCAGGGTCTATGTCGAGACGGGAAAAGAAAGGCCGCTAGAGTATCCCATGTTTTTCAACGTGATTGACATGGAAACGAATCCCGTGCGGGATCGACAGGTGAGTGGGATCGGGAGTATGCCCGCGATGCCGGAGGGGACCAGCTTCGTGCAAGACGAGATGTTGCTGGGGCCGCAAAAGGAATACGAAGCAACGGCATTTGGCCTCGCCATCGTGGTGACGTGGGCGCTGTGGCGGGATGAGTTGTATGGGGTGATTCGGGAGATGGTGAAGGGCCTGGCGAAGAGTTCGCGGAATCGCCAAGAGGTCGATGCGTGGAGCGTGATTAACAACGCCTTTGACAACAACTTCCCAGGGTTTGATGGGGTGAGTCTTGCCCATATCGCGCACCCTGGTCTAGATGGGGTGACACGGGCGAATAGACCAACCCCAGACATTTCCTTTTCCGTCACGGGGATTCAAGCAGCGCTCCTGCGGTTTGAGACCATGACCGATGAGCGGGGTTTGCCGAGCCTCCTCGCTCCTTCACAAGCGCTGGTGCATCCCCTGAATAAGTTCGTGGCGAGAGAAATTCTTGGTTCAAGCGGGAAGCCCTACAGCGCGGACAACGAGGTCAACGCCTTAATCCAGGATGATATGTCATGGATGGTGGGGCACTACCTCACCTCACAAACCGCCTGGTTTCTCACGGCGGCGAAGGGCAACCACGATTTACAGTTTATGTGGCGGGATCATCCAATTTTCGATAATTTTGACGACCCAGAAACCAAGAGCGCGACCTTCTCCGTTTATCAGCGTCATACAAAAGGGTTTGGGAGCTACCGAGGCATTGATGCTTCCACCGGGTAAGCATGGGTAATGCGGTTTGACGTGAATCGAGCGAAGGAGGAATGACTATGGCGGCGACGCATTATTCAGCTTTGCATTATGATGCCGTGTCGGTGAATCCCGCGAGCATCGCGACAGTGACGCGGGGTAGCGTGGATGTGACGGTGCCGGGGATCGCGGTAGGGGATATGGTGGTGTGCTATCCCCCGGCAGCTCTTAATGATGACCTCCTCTATGTCGGGTGTCGCGTCACAGCGGCGAACACTGTGCGGCTATATCTGTATAACCCTACGGTGGGCGCGATTGACGATGGGGCTCTCACCTGGGAATTCGCGTGGTGGGACCGGACCTAGATTGGGATGCAACGAGTTGGGGTTGTGGGAAAGGAGAGCGGGAGGCGAAGGCTTTCCGCTCTTTTTTGTGGGATTTGGCAAGGAGTACACACTATGGCGCAAGTCACTGTAGAGATGTTGGCGCGGGAAATAATGGGGAGCTTGGATATGGAAGAAGGGTATCTCATCGCCACCAAGTGGATTTCTCGCCGGTATCACACCCTCGCCGCCAAGATGCGCCTGCGACACCTCCAGAGAGTAGGAGAGGTGGTGGTTCCGGGGGTGGTGAAGGTCGGGACTGTGACAGTGGTCAAGAACTCCTCGGCAGTGGTGGGGGTTGGGACTGGATGGACAGCCGCGTTGGTCGGGAGATTCTTCCGGGTGGCGAATGGGTGGTATGAAGTGCTCGCGGTCCCCAACGCGACCACCCTCACTCTGGTTAATACCTACCTGGAAGAGAATGGATCAGGAGTTGGCTACGCGATTATCCCGCGCAAGGTCGCTCTCCCGATGGGCGTGCGGCAGGTGGGGCAATTCAGGAATATCAAGCAGGGGGGGTATCTCCAGGTGGTAGGGTTGCAAGAGTTAGACATGTGGGAGCCTCAGCGGAATGAGATAGGGAATGGGATACGCTATGTGTCTGAGGTGGGCTACAGCGATGCGGGGGCAACACAGGGGCAACGGCTCTACGAGTTCTATCCTTATCCGGTGGATGCCCAACTCATCAGCTTTACCTACTTCGCGGAACCGGAGGAGTTCACTGAGGCGAGTTGGATACCCGATGTTGTCGATCCGGGAATGTTGAAAGAGGGAGCCATGATTGACGCATTTCGGTTCGCTATGAGCAAAGCGCTCAAAGAAGGGAAAGTGGACATCGCGGCGGTGTGGAGAAATGAAATGCGGGCGCAAGAGACCTCCTGGGAAAGACGGCTTGCGGAAGCAGCGGAGGCGGATAGGGGCAGTGTGGAAAGCAGCTTTGTGTTACTGTTGGGTGGGGATGGTGCTCGCAACGGGTGTTGTTAGGGAGGTGAATCGTGGCAACCGCAGAAACAGTTTTGGTACAAGTGTATAGAATCGTCCGCGATCCTTCCAGAAGCGCGACCACTGAGGCGGTGGCCCTCAAGATGCTGTCCCATGCGCAGCGAGCGCTCAACACCTACACCCGGTCAGAGGTGAGTGAGGTGGTGTTGGCAACCGTGGCGAATGTGACGCTCTACACGGTACCGAGTACCCTGGCAAGGGTGGACCTGGTGCGGTTTGGGGCGAAAGACTTAGTGAAGTTTCGTTTGACGCAACTGTGGGCAAGGGACAAAAATTGGCTCACCGCGCAAGGGACTAACTTCGCGATATGGAGCCGGATTGGCAGGCAAGTAATCGCCGTGGTGCCCGCTAAGGCAGCCGCGAGTAGTGTGACGTTGGTGGGGCCAACCCTCCTGGCGGACCTCACCGCGACCACGGATGTGTTGAATGTCAGGGATGACCAACTCACGACCCTCACGGAAATTCTTGAAGCGCTGATGACTCTCCGGCTGAGGCTCTTTCCGGCGTTTCAGTCGGTGATGGAGAGGCTTGGGAAGAAGTTTAGCCTAGAGCCGGTGAAAATGATTTCCGAGGGGATACACCCAACGGATTCCTCCGCTGTCACAATTGGGGTGGCTCCTGGGGATATTCCTGACCTGGACAAACAGACCATGAAAGTGGAAATGCAACGCCCGCAATAGGGGAGGGGAGAAACCATGAGCAGAGCAACCACGGTGACTTTCGCGCAAGACCTTGCGGTGGTGGCCAGTAACGCGAGCGCGTTGCAGGACTACTACGATGCGCAGATTGTCGAGTTGGGGAGGTTAGGACTCCTCACCGCATTCCCGCAACAGGCGGGGACAGCCGGGGTGAAGAAGTATATCGCCCCCGCCCAAACGCTCCAACTCTACGCGGTGTTCTACGGCGCGGTCCATACTCCTTTCGCGGGTTCACGAGAGCTAGAAGCTATCGCGGCTGACTGGCGCACCCAGCCCAGCGGCACTCCCCAGATCGCAACCATTGAAGGGGAAGGGGATAAGCAATTCTCTTTCTTCCCCACCCCTAGCGCCAATGGCACTATCACGCAGATTATCTCCCAGACCCAAACCGATGCTCCTACCTGGCTAGAGGGATATTTGGGGTTGGGAGCACTGTCGCGGGAGTTTAGCCGAGAGACCGCGCAGCAGGATGCGAATTTCGCGCAAGCGGCGCAGTTCATGGCAAACCTCTTCGCGAAGTTGGTTTTCTAGGGAGGAAGCCCCATGCCCATACTCCGGTTGAAATTCAGGATGACGGATTTAGGGTTGACGCTGCTTGGTCCCAAGGAGTTGACCAACCCTAGAGCGCTTCGGAGGGCGAAGGGATTCGCGGGGAGGAGGAGTAAGAGTTTCGTGAGCCGGGCCGGGAGTTTGTTTGTTTCGGCGGATGATGTCCACTCCCTCTACTATTGGGAAGGCTTGGGATACGGTGGGGTGGGGACCACCTTCAAGAGACTTTTTGGTCCGCCCGCGGTGCTGAAAACAGCCCTGACCGGAGATCGCCTCACCTTTAATGCCATGCCTCCCACAAGCGGTCGCAGGGATCAATTA